ACTAGAATTTCCGGGAGTAGTAGCACTGGTATTGGGTTGATCTAGTGGACCTAGATATAAATGGATATAAACGTCAACCCCACCTACGGTGAACATTTCACTCATGCGTCTACCAATAAACGCATCATCATTACCTTTGGTTGGCTTGTATAAACTTAGACGTGGCATTAACTAATCCTAATTATCTAGTATTTATCGAGATTGACACAGCTACCAAAATGTGTTATAGTATATTATGGCTGAAATTACTACAAGTTTAGATTGGGCAGAAGTCAGCATCCAGCTGGAAAATGCCGCCAAAAAGATGAAGCGTTACGGACCCGACATGCTGAAAATGAGTAATGGTATAGCCGCTATGGTTAAACGCTTGTCAGAGGAAGAAATAGTCTGCCGTAGAATGGGTCGCCAAACACGTCAGCACCAAGAGCTGGTAGCTAAAATCAACGAAGAAATTGCTAATTTTGAACGCTATCTAACTTTTGGTGTGCTGTTAAGTGGTTGACTTTTTGAGCAAAAGGTGCTATAATTACTATATGAAAGAATTAGCAAACCTAAAAAAATTAAGGATTATTCCGGGAATCCTAGCGTTCTTGGCTTTGGTTTATTTTTGTTATAGCATTGATAGCTCTATAACTGAGCCAAAGAAAGAGGTCTATGGTGAAAGGACGGTAGAGCAGATAATCAATACTCCACAACCATTTATACCATCAGAACCTTGGGACAATGATTTTAAATCAGCGATAACTCCTATAGAAGAATCAAAATGAACTACCAATGGAATTATAAATTTACCTACCCCTACAAGCCAGAAAGCAAGTATCAACGCTTGTATCACGCACAGAAAATCTTAGAGCTATCAAGACATGTGATGTTGTTAGACACTATAGAACCAGTAAAAGATTTGACAGAAGCAAATAAATATCTCAATAAGTTTAGATTGGAGCGATAACATGGGAACACCTGTATATATGGAAATAGAAGAAGCCTACAGCATAGTGCAGTTCGCTGGCGAAGCCTATGGACAAAGTAATCTGTTCGGTGCCCTAAACAGCATGGAAGAAAACTGGGACGACTTAGATAATATGGAACGTGCGGCCTATAAACAGGTCAAGCGTGAATTGGAAAAAGAACTCAAGGCAGTGCGTATCCTAGAAGATGACGGGCAACCAGATTGATTGACGATGACAACGAAAAGCACCAGTGTTCTATCTGTCAGTGCGACTACACTGATGACGAAGGCGGCATACAAGGATACATTGGTATATTACCAGTTAGCTTTTGCCCAACTTGTCTAAGTGGTGTGATTGATATGGTTGAACAGTTGACACAAGAATAAAATCCTGTATAATAAAGTTTAAACAAGAGAGGATAGCATGGCAATCAAGATCGATGGTATGAAAAAGAAAGCTAAAGTTACCAATATCAACTTCAGCGATGAAAAGTATACAGGATCAGAGCCCACTTGGGACTATGATCGTGCCTTAACTTTTTCAGATGAAGAATTTGACCACCACTTGCGTAAAAGCCTTGCTTACTACAATTACTATTACGGTCCTAAAGATCTAAAGAAATATGTTGTCCAATGGTTACGCCAGCATGAAGGCGATAGTGGTGTTCACAAGTTAGATAAAGCTACTATTGATCGTTATCAACGTTCGGCTGATGCACTAACACCATTCACTGTCTGTGCATTGGTCAAAGCACATGAGCGCGGTATGCCCTTGCGTGATCGTCATGTAGAATATATCCTTGATGCTGTGCAACGTGTCCTACTATTAAAATCAGACGACGAAGAAACAGAAGTAAAAAAAGAAACTAAACCAGTGGTCCAACAGCCGACTATCCAAGATCGCATGAACGAAGTGGCCAAGAAACACATCCTATACTTTGAAATCTTAGAAGATGGCCTATTCGCTGGCGAAACTGTAGATCCCAAAGCCTATGAATATCTGGTCAAGAACAGTGTACCACAGGCCCTGATTGGCAAGATATCAGCAGTGTTTGAACCACGCTATGCTGAGCTTAAAGAAGCACGTAAAGGCGAAGACGAACAACTTAAAGAAGGTTACAGTCACTACAAAGCCGCAGACTACAAACGCTGTGAAGCATTCTATGAAAAACTATTCCAAGACTTAGCCGCTTATAATCAGACTAAGAAAGCTACTAAAAAAGCCGCAGTGCGTAAACCACCACAAAAAGAAAAACTGGTTCGCAACTTAAAATATCTCAAACAAGATACAGCTACCAAATTGGTATCAATCAATCCAGTAGACATCGTTGGTGCTGAAGTGTTGTGGGTATATAATGTTAAAAATCGCAAGATTGGTAAGTATGTAGCAGAAGCCATGGGAGGTGCGTTAGGCATCAAAGGTACTACCATCACAGGCTATGATGCTAACAAGAGCATACAAAAAACACTTAGAAAACCAGAAGAACAACTTAAACAATTTCTAGCAAGTAATAAAGTTGATCTACGTAAGTTTATTGAAAATATCAAGACCACTGATATTAAACTAAACGGACGTATCAACGCAGAAACCATCCTCCTCAAGGTAGCGTGAGTTCATTTGTTATCCTGCGGCTGAGCATAAATACATGAACAGCAACAGGATAACTAAATGACACAGATTGGCGCACACTACGAAGCAGTACCAGACTTACCTGGTAATATCAGCTCAACGTCTAATAATCTAACTCCTAATCTTAGCGTATATACAGACAACTTATATAATGCTAACACAGGCACAGGTGCAGGACATATCGCATTTGATGCTAACTTACAGGCACAGTTAGACACAGTAGCCAGCAAGCGTGCTGAAATCATTGACTATATCCGCTTACGCCTAGGCGATCAGATCGTAGACGTAGAAGCCGACAAAGAACACTATGAGATGGGCATCAATCAAGCATTGATACGCTATCGTCAACGCAGTAGCAATAGTGTAGAAGAAAGCTATGCCTTCCTAAACCTAGCACCAGAAACACAAGAATACATCCTACCTAACAGTATCATGAATGTTAGACAGATCTTCCGTCGTGGCATTGGGTCAGTATCAGGAACAACAGCCAGCCAATTTGAACCATTCAGCTCAGGTTACTTGAACACTTATATGTTAGTAGCTGGACGTGTTGGCGGTTTAACCAATTACGAATTATTTGTAGACTATCAAAAATTAGCTATGACCATGTTTGGTGGTTACATGAACTTTACATGGAACAAAGTCACTAAGAAACTGACTATCGTCCGTAAAATGCCATTTGGTTACGCTGGATATACTGGTAATAATGAAGATGGTAATGGACAGTATGAATCAATCTTACTTTGGATTGACAACTACAAACCAGACATCATGCTGTTGAACGATCACATGACATATCCTTGGATACAAGATTATGCTCTAGCATTAGTTTCAATGTCAATTGGACAGGCACGTGAAAAATTCGCTACAATCACAGGTCCACAAGGTGGTACAGCTTTAAATGGTACTGCACTCAAACAAGAAGGTAAAGAATTGCTTGAACGTTTAGATGATGAAATCAAACGTTATGTAGATGGTGCTATGCCTTTAACTTGGGTAACTGGTTAAAAAATTCTAGACTTTTCAATTCAACTATCGTACAATATTAATATTGTAAGGAGATTCTATGTCACAAGTCATCGGTATCGTGGGCTTTATCGGAAGTGGTAAAGACACTGTCGCAGATTATCTAGTTAACTTCCATGGTTTCAGACGAGAGAGCTTTGCTAACAGTTTAAAAGATGCTGTAGCACAAGTATTTGGTTGGGACCGTGAGCTATTAGAAGGGCGCACTAAACAAGCCCGTGAATGGCGAGAACGACGTGACGAATGGTGGAGTACCAGACTTAAGAAAGATATCACTCCTAGATGGGTACTACAATATTGGGGTACAGAAGTTGTACGTAAAGGTTTCCATGATGACATGTGGGTAGCTAGTTTAGAACATAGACTGATAACTAGCAAAGATGATATTGTTATCACAGACTGTCGCTTTCCTAATGAAATTAAAGCTATACGTAAAGCAGGTGGTCGGGTAGTGCGCACCAAACGTGGTCCTGAACCTGAATGGTTTGATGATGCTAAGAGCATGAATCGAGGACCTAGCCGTAATATGTCATGGGCACTAAGCAAACATAATATTGAAAAATTAGGTATCCATGCCAGTGAAACTGCTTGGGTAGGACAAAAGTTTGATGCAGTATTAAACAATGATGGTACGCTAGATGAGCTATACCAACAGGTTGAGCGTGAAATTATCAATAATCAGGCACCAAATCACCCTGACGCCATCCTAACCCCTCTCGGGCAACTTCATACTGACAGTTAGCACATATTGTTTTTAAGTTAAGTTGTTTGGTGTTGTTTAAATCACCATCTATATGGTAAACGAATAGTTGTTCTTTTAATTTAGCATGGAAACCACACTTTTCACAGTGTGGTTTTCGTTTGTATCCTTCTAACATCCAACGAGGCTTAGGAGCAGGTAGTCCTCGCTTCTTTCTACAGCAAGTATCACACTTAGATCTATAGTAAATTTTACCATGCATCTTATAGTTGACTGCAACGGGCTTTTTACCACAGATTTCACATATTTTTCGGTATTCCATATAGGTATTTAGCTTACTCTAGCAAGCGAACCTTTCAAAGGGCACCTAAACACACCAAAATATCTAAAAACTAATAAATAGTTTAAAGTAATCCATTTAGAGGAACAAATACTATGGCAACATTAAA